CTGTGTAAGTTTCAGCGCATCATCAGGCTTGGTTTCGCCGCTTACCTTCTTTGCCAGAGATTCAATGGCCTTGTTGATATCGTCAATCAGTACGCTCATTTCATCAATCCTCAAATCTGATCACAGCGGGATACCTGTAAGAACACGGACCGCCATTAATCCCATGCTGGCCATTTCTCGGTAATTGGCTGCGTTGGGGTTGGCAAGATAAGCATCCGCCAGTTTGCCGTATTGACGCAGAATGGCTTGGTCCGCGTGATAAGTGCTCAGGGTTTGCAGCGAAAGATCCGGCAGCAAAGGCTCGATGAAGGCTTTCCAGGCTTCATTAGCGCCCCTGGCTGTATCCAAAACCCTTTGAGCTTCCCCCGGATCGGGCAGGCTATCGGGGTCACTGATGGCTTGCAGTTCCGCACCCAGAGCAAGCCTGATGCGGTAATAGTCAGATACCCGTTGCCATTGTTCATCCGTTAAACGACCCGCCAAGTGGTCTGATTCCAAGCTTGCAATCAGCCCAACACCTGCAACATGGACACGATCATGGGTTTCAACGGCCTTAATCGGCGTGACTTCATTGCAACCGGAAATGCAGATGCCGAGTACAAACAATACAATCGTGAGGCAGATTAAATGCCGGTAGCTCATGGGTATTGTCCCGTTCTCAGCATGAAAGCGATTTCTTCTGCCCTTCTGCCGACTTGCTTGGCCCATTTGGAATCGAGCGCCTGTTTAGCCGCTTCGGTCCAATCACTGATTTCAATCGCCGCCCACATTTTCTTGAATTGGGATAGCCTGGGGATACCGAGATTAAAGGCCATGTTAATCAATGCATCCCTTCGGACATGATCCAGTGCAACAGCGACGGGAAAGGCTTTCCACAACCCCCTTTCGTGGCGGACCATGTCATTGAGCAGCAAGTGCTCGGCTTCGGCTTCGGTGAGAGGATTGGCTTCCAGATTCCTGCCATACCCGATAGTCAGGATGTTTTCTGAGTCCAAGTAAGGCCGGTCCCGGAACCCTTCGTGTCGTTTGAGCATATCGAGCAGGGTCTGAGACATCGCCTTACAGCTCCTCCCCGAAACACAGGGGAGTCGCAGCTTTCGGCCATCCGGCAGTGTTGGCAGAGCCACGCATATTTACCTCGCTACGGAGACCTCATACGTACAGACGTATTCCGTGGAACTTCTTTCCACGCTCTCAGCTCGCTGGCAGAGCGGCGCGGGCCGAACCTGCGTTCAAATCTAGCTAGAAACTCCACACTGGCTTTCGGATCGACCGTCTCAATATCCTGCGTGGTGAGTATGTCGTGACATACCCAGTCGAGTAAATCGGCGTGGTATCGCTGGTCTATCTCTAACGAGCTGCTCGTACCTACAATGTCGTTAAGAGGGTAACGATACACCTGCAGTGCTAGCGTGTCGTCAGCGGACGGGGTTGGGATCAGCGTTATGCTGCTGTTCGTTTCGTAGAACCAGATAGGCGTATCAGAGTCAACTATACGCTCGTACTCAGCGCGGTAAGTATGGTGCGCAGGTATCTTCGCTAACGGCGTCGTCTTTGAAGCTAGCGCCGCCGAAGTAATCGCCAACACACGATTGTCGACGCTGTACGTCGCAGTGCCTGCTACTACGGCTATTGAGCAAACAGCTTCTGTCGTCGTATCAAAAAGCAACAAACCGCGCTCGGCAGCTTCGTCCTGGGCGCGGTCTATAGCGTCGATGATTTCCGCATCTTCTACCCGATAAGGCCGACGCATGTCGTTGAGGCGCGTACGGCAGCGGCGTATTAGCTCCGTAATGCCCATTACTCTGCCTCGACTACGCGCTTACGGCGAGCCCTTCGTACAGGTGGAGTGGGCGGCACCTTAGCTTCTAGCGCTGCTACAAACTGCTGCTTACGGCCCTCCGGCAACGAAGCCACAGACAGCACACCGTCTGGCTTAATCGCCACAGCAAAACGAGCAGCCCCTGCGCCGACGAGGACAGAACGCCCAGCAGTTTCAAACCCCATGCCACGAAGCTCTTGTACAGTGTACTTGTCTTTCATAAACCCAATACCAAATAGGGGGCTACTGCCCCCTATTCTAGTCTAAAGAACCTAACACAACTAGTGTTAGCCAGCGGCCACCAGCAGAGTGAGGGCTTCGGGCTTCACCACTTTGTGGCCGTAGACAGTCAGACCGCGCACCAGATCACCGAAGTCAGACGGGTTGCGCAGAGTCTCAGTCTTGGTCAGCTGATTAGCGAAGGTAATAGCCGACTTGTGGCCAGCTACTACCGCGTGCCGCAAGGCAGTGCCCGCGTCAGCACCTCCATCCCAGTCCTCGTCCGCAGCGCCCGTGGGCAGCAGGTTGGAGACATACAGCTCAAAGCGGTCGATCATGCCGATCTTACCGTTACGAACCGGAGAAGTGGAGTCGCCAGTGTAGTACGCCTGAGCGATACTGGACTGCATCAGCAACATGCGCTCACGCGGGGTCAGCACCAGCCAACGACCTTCCTCCGGCACGTTCTGCTCGTCCAGCACGGACGCCATCGCCAGGATGGTGGACAGGATGTTGGAAGTAGTCAGCGTGATAGGGGCTGCGTCGGTCCCCAGATCGAAGCTGCTGGAAGTCACACCAGCGGTAGCGCCCTTGTTAGCCGCTGCGCCCTGGTCAAAAGTAGCAGCCCAAGAGCTGGTGTCGATAGACACTTTAAGCTGCTCGCCCGCATCGGTGGAAAACATCTCCATCAAGTCAGGACGTGCTTGGTGAGCAATAACGTCGTTCACCTCGAAGCTGTAAGACTTGCCTTGGTCAAGTGCCAGCTCGACAGTGCTGGGGGTAGGCTTCTGATAAGTCAGAGTGCTACCGGCGCTGTAGTCGTTGATGGTGATGCTCGGGGCGTTCTGGATGATGACCTTGTCACCCAGCTGCGACACCTCGCCTTCCCAGTTGGTGTTGGAGCAAGCAGCAAACGTGGACCGGGCGTAGAACTTGGCGTTCATCTTGCCGGACCACAGAGTCGGGATAAAAGTACCGGACATCGCCGGACTGGTGGCCATTCCACCAGTTACGGGAAATGTTGCGGCGGGAGTAATAGTAGCCATGACTACTTCCTCGTTTTACAAAGATTTAGGTAAGCCGCTGCAAAACGAGGTCAGTTTGGTTAACTGTGCACACGTCCTTCAGCGACCGCTCGGTTAATTTCCATCTCCGTCTCCTTGCCCTGCGAAGGGTCGATGCGTCCACGCCAAAGGCTGTCGTAGAACTGCTCGATCTCCGCGAATGAGTACGTGCGCTGGTTAGCCGGAACCTCGCTAGATACCGGCGTCTGAGCACGCGAGCGTGAAGGTGACACCTGAGACTGCAGCTTGGCGTTAGCCTGCTGCTTGCTGGCGGTTTCTGCCTTGCCAGACTGTCCTTCAAAAGCACGAAACACCGCCGCCACCCGGTCAGCGTCAAGCGCAGATTCGCCGTCTTCCAACAAGCTCTGCCAAGAACGCTTCGTGTACGGCTCTACACCACGCAGCCACTCCAGCCACACCGGGTTAGCGTTGATCTCTCGGAAATTAGGTACTGCCTTTTCCAGATCGCGCATAAACATCTGTGTAGCGGAGTAGTTGCTTCTGTCGTCAACCTGACCGACACGGCCCTCTAAAGCCTTAAACTGGTTTACAAATGCATTCAACTTCGCGTCAAACGCACCCATCGCATCAGCGACGGCCTTACGCGACGCACGCTCAACAAAACGAACTTGGTCAGCGCCGAAAGTCTCGATATCTTCATCAGAAACACCCGGCACCGACTCTGGCGCAGGCTCTTTCTGCTTCTCAAGCCGCGCCTGAATTTCCTCGATCTTCGCCTGCAGATGCTTAACTTCCTCGTTCTTACGCCCAAGCTCCGCGTCGAAGTGGCCCTTGTACGACAAATAGCGCTGCTTCCACAGCTCGGGGTCTTCGCCACGCGGCTGCTCAACAACCTCTGACTCCTGCGCGGCAACGGCTGGCTCCTGGTCTACCTCTTGCTCCTGCGGCTGGGCCTGCTTCTCCTTAAACCCATTCATAGCAAGTTCAGCCTGATCCAGTTGCTCCTGTACTGCTTTTGGCAAGTTAGACATTTATCAGCTCCGAAAGTCGGTCAGCGTTTGTTGAGCTTCTCAAGGACATCACGAGCGTTAGCAATGTCGTTAAGAAGTAAGGATGCCAGTTGCGCCTTAC